CGATTTCATCAGCACGCGCCGAATCGTCTTTCTCCCCTTTCTTGGGAGGGAAATCATCCGACTTCTTGTCATCGTCATCGTCGTCGGATTTCTTGTCGTCGTCATCATCGGCCTTCTTCGACGAGTCGCCCTTCTCCTTGCCGTGCTTGATCTCAAGTTCGCCGTCATCCGCCTTCTTGGCGTCGGCCTTCTTGGCGTCGGCCTTCTTGGTGTCGGCCTTCTTGGTGTCGCCTGTCACCTTGGCCGCAGCGACGCTTGCATCATCCTTTTTCTTATCGCCGTCGTCATCCTTGATCCTCGTCTTGGGAGCGGTAATGCCATCCTTTTTGCTCCCGTCATCATCGTCATCGTCGTCCCCACGAGCCTTTGCGCCCGCACCGTCTGACTTCTTGTCGTCATCATCATCATCTCCCTTGATGATATTCTTTTCGCCCACTTCAAGTGCGTCCATGCGCTTGTTGAGAGCATCCATCTTCGAAACCGCGTCGGCTAGAAGTGCGTCGACGCTCACAGTTCCTGCCATGTTAATCTCCTATGTTGCAGGCTTCGTTTATCGCGAGACGCCGCGCGACTCAGCGAACCATTAAATCCTTCCTTGCCATGAAACTAGCAAGTCGATCTGTAAACCTATTCAACCCATCAGCAAGTCCAGCTAAACCGGGTGGAATACCTTGCATCGGTCCTGCTGGAACATCACTAACTCCTTGAGGAGGTAGTGATGGAGCTGGTAACTCACTCATATCTTTCTTTGCGGTGACAGTTTGTTCAGTCAATTGACCAGAAGCTTCAGAATCATTATCAATACGAATACCGCTGGCATCACCACCTTTATCCCATACGCCTTTTTCACAAATAGCTAAATGATCGACAAAGCTTGGATTACCTTCAACCAGAAGGTTAGCTCCATCTTCCATTTCCAAATTATAATTGACTTTAGGGTCTCTGAAAACAACGCTAGGAGAAGTAGATAACTGATTATTGACAATAGCAACCATTGCGCCTTTGTCATAGATCTTTGCTATTCCCCAAACTTCATCTCCTTTAATATACGCAATGAACATCGTTCCTACAACACGCTTAGAAAATTCATCGGAATTTAGAATTTGCGAGCTCGGATGATCAAGTATAATAGGTATACCACTACAACGACGCAGAAACTCAGGAGAGAGATAAATGGTATCACGCCGATAGACCCACTCATTGAGTTTAGGTCGGAAACTAAATCCAGTACCACTGATCCGCATATCGACCAAGCAGATATTTTCAATATATTGTGGTGATACAAGTTCTTCATCCTTTATTGCTTCAGCCAGCTCCAGTTCATTCATTCCTTTCATCTTACGCAAAGCAATAATTACACCAGGATGAAGACTTAATGTAGTCGCGTAGTCCGGATTAATCCAGACATGAGCATCGTGTTCGTGGTTAAGCCTTGGAGTAAATTCATCGTCGCAGTTATATAAGAAAGTTGTGAAATCAACATCATCTCTGATACGGCGAGTAAGTAATTTTCCAGCATGTCCGGGGTTATAGGCTGTTTCTTCGAGACATTCTCGAACAGCACAAGATTCGATGGTTTCTCCATCTTTCTGCACTCCTCCAGGGGTACACCATCCCAGCCCATCAGTACGACGGCAGAGCAATATACGCCCATTCGGAGATTTAAAAAGAATTCCTGCCGCGACAGTAGTCATCCAACTTCCTTAGGATGTGGATTAGACGGTTGCATTCCATCCTTGGTACGCGGCTTTACGTCTTTTGGTTTACGCTGATGTTGTTGCTGTTGGAAAGCATCCATCCTAGCTGTCAATGCAATCGCGCCATCACGTAATTTCGTGATAATACCCTTAAGATGCGGAGCGATGTGAGCATCATCAACACCAGTAATCTTACCTTCATTCTTCATAGCGTAGAAAACCTGTCGGCCTTTATCATGACCATACTCTTTAACAAGAGCAGACCTGATTTCTTTGCCTTTTGAAGTGAGAGGCATTATCTTGTTGCTCTACTTAATTGTCTAATTCTTCGCTGTTTTAGGTAATTCCGAGTGATTTCTTCCCAAGTTTCTTCATTTTCTGGTTCAACTTGCAATTTTTTCGCTAAAGCAACCAAATCGCGCTCCGAAACTCTGTATTTCTTCCGCAAATACGTTAAAGAACTTGCAATTTCACTATTTAGCGGCATTTTTCAAATGCTCGAGAAGCTGAATTACGCCTGTTTCACCAGAATCAGCGCGTGCCATCTTAACTTTTGGGAAATCAGGTACGTTTTCTTCAGGCTCCAAACCCGCTTTTTGTTGGTCTACCTTAAATTTATGATCTTGCTTCAATTGTTTAAGTAATTTCTCATAATCAAGGTTTAATGGACTCGAATATAGGAGCTTATTGTTTGTGACAGCATCAGCAATCCATGCAATCAGTCGTGCTTTGTTCTCTGGATCAAAATCAAACTGAAGAATTTGATAAATCGAGATAGCTGCCTTCATTTTTGTGTCGTCAACCTTGACCTGATCAGAGTCAGGTTCGCGCAAATACGAAGGCCATATAGCTTGAAAGCTATTCAACCACTGATAAAAGGCTTCCTTATATGGTATTTTTCCGTAATATTCAGGAAACTGCACTCTCATAGACTCAAAAAATGATGGACTCCATGCCCGATGCATTACAATTCGATCTAAGAATCGATATACAGGGTCCATCGTCTCCCGAAGACGGTCCATGTAGCGCGCCACGGCTTTCGCATCTTCAGATCCTTCTCCAAAGCCTTCTGCGAAAGACTCTTGAGTGAGGAGTTTGACTGGCATATCGACCGCATTTGCAATGTTTTCGAGAATATTTCTACGCGCAAGAACATGAGGACCCTCTAAGTTCTGCATATTAAGGGATTCAATGTCCTCATCAGGCGTAATATTGAGTACATTCCCGGTTTCAGCCTCTTTTACAAGAGATCGCTTGAAACCAGCAGCAAAAGCCATGATATTATCGACGAAATTTCCAGGCTGTTTGATCTTGGCAACTAAAACACCGACTTTAGTTTCAACCAAGTCGTCCGCAATAAGGCTTTTGATGTACGATTTAAGAGGGTAAAAAGAACGTTGATAAACGCTACGACCCACAAAACCAAAAGCAGAAGTTGTATACCCCAAATAAATCGGCTTTTCATTTGTCACTGTAACCGAACGAGAAGGATGATAAGAAGTTCCGCTAACTGCTATCTGCGAATACTTCATAAAATCCATGGCGTTGGGATTCTGATTAAGTACCAAGCTCCCAGATGTGTTAAGAGGATCAAGAACATTAAAAGCAATATTGAGATCAGGAAGGTCCCAAAAATCAATTTTATCGTTACTCTTAACTCCATCTATCAACATCGCAATAGATGAAATCCCATAAATCCTACTCACGGTAATAAGGTTGTGAACTAGAAAATCACAACCCATACTTTTCCATTCCTCCCTGAAAGCATCAGCACATTTTTCATTAGGACTACTCGGAACTTTAATTTCTCGTTTCTGTGAAAGAGCTAGTGAAACTGGTCCTTCAGCAATTCGTGCCCCAAGTGGGTGATAGAGATAGATTTCTTTACATGTTTGATAACTAACAACATCTCCAGGCACAATATCAGGAGCTACCAGCAGCTCTTGCAGAGCATTACCGGGAGTTGTAGTAATCACGCCGTTGGAAATAGTCGTCATGCATTAAACCGGAATAAGAGAACCTCTTGTAGCCAAGATTGGGAATCCTGGTCTTCCCATTGGTTTCGAGTGATACGTTTGTCTAACAGATAGAACAGGAGATATTGGCTGTCCAATTGGTTTTGAATGATACGTATGAGTTAGAAACTCTGATGTTCCACCGGACTTCACCAACAATGGTTGTGAACGTACATATCTTGCAAGATCAGACATCCAGAATGGGGATATACAAGTAGGAGTAACACGCAAACTGTTCCTCCCACTTTGCATCTGTTGTGTCATCAATACACAGTCCATTATCAACCCTTATAAGTATCTTCAACAACTGGTTCCGTAAAAGTAAAATCCAATGGATCTGAAGTTAATGTTCCAGTGTGTACAGATACCGGGACTACAGCCGGAGCAAAGAGAGATGGCTTCACGCCTGTAGTTACTTCTGTATCCGAAACAAAAGTCGTAGGTTCATCATTACTACCAAACTTGATAACTGTCCCTTTAGTGAATCCAGTTCCAGTACAAGATAGCGTAAAGTCTGGATCACCAGAAACAGCAGTATCAGGAACAAGAACAGAAAGAACAGGAGGAAGAGCCATTGTAAGTTCAAAGCTACTTCCCTTAGGAATACTTTTTAATGTCAACTTTTGATAGCTAATAGTCCCATCAGCTAGAAGAACACTCCCAGGACCGATAGCACTTGTAGCCACATGAATATTGAAAAGAATTACATCACCATCCATCAGACAAAAATAATCATTGTCGTATTGAGTTGGTGCTGTCAGCATAACAATACCTTCCAGCACTCCTTCAGTTGCAGCTTCTTGCCCCACATCTGCATCTGTAACTGTAACCATGATAATTCTCCTATGAGATTAGGCTACCTTTGTCAAGTATAGTTTGGGAGGTTTAGGTTTCCCGATTGGTTTCATATGATATGTGTTCACTAATAACTGCGTTCCCATCAATTTTCTTGGTCTAATCAACAAGGGTTGTGACTTCACTACTCTTGAAAAATTAGTAATCCATTCTGGAGGCGGATCTGGCAGAGATTCTTCACCAGAGAGTTCAAGTTGTCCTTCCAACATCTTTTGTGCTAAATCTATACAGTCTGTTGTATTTTTTCCTAATCCGATGCTTACTACAACCGGAATGTAAGCAGAAATCGATTGATCTTCTTGTACCTTATGAAGCCTACATTCTGGTCCATCAAGAGCCGCAGCAAAAGCAGAAACTGTTTGATCAGCTTGCGCAACAGTAAGAGCAGCAAAAGCTGGACCAGTTGCAGTTGAAGCTAGAGTATTTGCCGCTTGCGTAACATTCAATACACCAGAAACCGTAACTCTAGTAATAGCTGAAAATGATTGGGTTGTCTGAATTACAACAAGATTACCAGAAACATTAACAACAGAAGTTGCAGATAAGATTTCAGCAGCTTGTATCGTATTAAGTGTACCACGAACAACCACCAAACCTGCAGAATCTAATGTGTGATTTTCTTGAACAACATTCAATGCACCAATATATCCAGTAATTAGCCCAGAAATATCTACTGTATCTAAATCCTCAAGAACAGAAAGATTACCAACAATACCAAAAAGAACTGCACCGGTTGCCGAAAGAGTCTGTGCAGTCTGAGAAGAATTTAGAGTGCCACTAGCAGTGAGAGTAGCGTCTGCTGATAATATTTCTGCAACTTGTATGATGCTAAGCGTAGCACGAATAGCAACAAAACCAGTAGACGATAAAGTTTCATTTTCTTGTATAACGCTGACTACACCACTGACTAAGATTTTCCCCGCAGCGACTAAAGTTCCATTTGCTTGTGTAAGAAGTAAATCACCACCAACTATAATTCTTCCACCGGCTGAAAAGGTTTCATTTGCTTGCGTTAGATTAAAAGTACCACTGACTATAACATTTCCATCAGCAGAAAAAGTTTCATTATCTTGTGTAAGATTAAGAATACCTACATAAGGAATCTTACCTGTGGCTGATAAAGTCTGTGCAGCTTGCGTGATACTAAGAGAACCAGCAAGACCAGGAAAGGGAACATTTCCAGATGCCAATATCGTGTCATCAGCTTCAGTAGTACTTAATAAACCTCTTACATCAACTTTGCCCTGAGCCGAAATAGTGTGATTAGTTTGGGTTAGATTTAGAATACCTTCTACAGTAACCCTACCAACTGATAAAAGAATGTTAGCAGCTTGAGAAGTACTTAGTGCCCCCAAAATGGATGACGATCCAGTAGCAGATAATGTGTTAACAGATTGTGTGATTCCTAATGTACTACGAACAGAAACTATTCCATTTGAAACTAATGTTTCAGCCGTTTGCGTGATACCGAGTATACCGGCACTAATGGCAGAGATTATACCAGAAATCGTATTATTGCTTTGAGTACAAGCAAGTGTTCCTTCTACACTGACCTTAACTATTGCCGAAATCGTATTGTTGCTTTGTGTACAGCCGAGCGTGCCGACAATATCAACAGTGCCGACCGAAGAAAGTGTCTGCGCTTCTTGTGTAAGATCCAGTGTGCCGGAGACTGAAGATTTGATTGCAAGAACAAACGCCGCGTAGTTTTTTGCAATGTTCCACGATGGATCGTATAAAGGATTGTTTTTATAAGCGCGTTGAGTTCCGCCAAAGGTTCTATTTGCACTATCCGCATTTGGTGGAGAAATCCAAGGACCATCACTCGCTTGTGTGAAGGTAACACCTCCACCTTGAATACAGACTCCACCAACAGCAAGATCGTGTTGAGCAATCCCTGTATCTATTCCTGGTCCACGGCCAGACCCAACACGAGTTTTACCGCTACCAGCAACAACAGATTGTTGTGGAACGCCGGTCACGTAGATGGCCGTCATACCAGCAGCAACACCACTCGTTTTCTTGGTATAGGTAATTGTTCCGCCACTGAGCGACGCATTCTCAGCGGTGAACATCATGCCGTTGCCGTTGGCAAAACCTCCATTTAGAGCTGCTGATAGCTGCAAGGTCCACGTATTGACACCATCAGAAATGGTGCCGTTTAGTCCGGAAGTGTTTTGCTCCTGTACTATTACAACGATAGTTGACCCAGATGCAACATTGACACCAGTCAGGGACAGTGTCGCACCCGAAGTATTAGCTATTGCTCCTATATTTCCTACAGCAACCATCTACCAACCAAGAATCAGCTCTGTAAAATATTAAGCATTCCCAGCAGTGACAGTAAACGAAGTAACCGTCACTGTTTGACTAGACACAATACTGGTGTTATTCAGCACCAAATCAGTCGTGACATTTCCTTGAATATGGCACACCGCAGAACCATCATACATACGGAAACATGCTCCAGTTCCAGTAGCACTTGCATTCGCGGTCCATGATCCAGCAATCGTGGTAACACCACCAGAACTAGTCAGAAAAGTTGCCGGGAGTGTAATAGTACACAGCAATCCCGAAGGATCAGCAGCAGCGCAATTCGCAGGTTCTGCTCCACTGAATATCTTTAAAACGCCACTGGCACCGATTGTGGATTGAAGCTGCGAAACTTGATTGTTCCGTAACGTCGTCCCATATTGAAAGGCCATTAGTAAGACTCCTTATTTCGCCGGCTGTGCATCTTCACTCGTTGTAAGAGGAGGCTCTACTATAATCCCATTCGCTACATTATAAGGAACAGTAGTTCTTTCTATGCTGCTGTTACTGAGAGTGAAATTCCTGTCGGGCAACTTTGAACATAGACACCATTCTTATATGATTTTGATATACCAAGTGATCTTGGAAAAACTGGAGCAGTTGTACCGGGAGTAAGAGCAACCCCCGGTCTTGGTTCAAACAGAAACACCAGACCCAATAGAGTCGCAGCGTATAAGATAGGACCTCCAGGTCCATCCGTTAAACAAATCTGCGTATCCTTGTCTGTGATCACTGGTGCAGCCGCCGCCGTGATCCCGCTTATTGTTCCAGTAGCTGCCACAAGCGACGTGCCAGCCTTTGTAGAGTCCACAGCATAAACTGCCATTTAATGACCTCATTGCTCACTTGAATTGAAACTGAAGACTTATACTTTCGCCTCCAGTGTCACGAACCAATACATCATAAAAACCAACATCAGCATCTGTAATAACCACTAAAAACCCTCCCAATTACCCAAGCTGATGGCAACACCATAGGTAAAAGCATCTAGTAGATCATCTGCTCGGTCTTCAACATCGCCAACACGGAAGGCGAGGACTTGACCAAGTAAATGGTTCTTGGTGACTTGCTTGTACGTCATTACACGATCGTACGCTGTCTCGAGGATTTTTACTTGTCCTCTGAAAACGTAGCCACTGACGTTTATCGCTCTTTCGCTTTTCCCGAGCTGAGTAAGCTTGTGGGGAAGTTCGCCAACTTGCAACATTCGTCGTCTGGCCTGTTGTATAAGAATAGAACCACTGGCCTTGTCCTCGATAAAGCACCCCCTGGACCCAAGTCTGGCTCCACATTTAACAACATACTCCTCCAAATTACGATACACAACCGGGAGCCACATTTCAAGCATTGAACCTTCAATCTGCATATATTCATAATCAACAATCTTTAACCAATGCTCTTCACCAAGTTTTTCATAGGCCCAATAGATAACCCCAGTACCATCATTTTCTTTACCGGTTTTGACAGCCGTGTCCATAGTCGCAAAGACATACAGACATCGCTTAGGAAATGGTTCAGGTCTATTTTCTGTCAGCAAATTGGCCAGGGAAAAGAATGATGTACCTGACCAGTCAACGAACTCAGCTAAATACTCTTGGGCATATACGAGTGGATGATTATCTGTCTCGAGTCGAGCCAGTTCATCTGCGGGTAGGAAAGGGTTAGAATGGGAAGGTGCATGATACTCTTTGAAACCATACTCGGGCAGACTACATATCCGCCAAAAGAAATTTTCTTCATTGATTCCATTTGTGTTACTAGCAACAATAGCTGCTCCTCTATAATCCAGTAACGTAGGTCGAATTGCCTTTTCCCAAATTGCAGTCATATTGGGCTTGGTGAATGCAGCCTCATCAATAATAACAAGATGATAACGTCGCGATCGACCAGCCTTTTCATCTTCCAAAGTCCAAATTTCAATTCGACCTTGAGTGTTTGTATTAATGATTCCTAAGTTACGTGAACTAGAAACAATTGAAGTATCAAGAATTAATTCGATTTCAGTATATGATTCACTCGCATACCGATAGTTTGGTACGAACCAACCGACCAGAGCACCTCTCATTGCAAAATCGCAAGCGATGGTCTTCAAAAATGCTGTCTTACCCCAACGTCGTCCACAACGCAAAGCTTTAAATCTAGCTGGAATATTAAAAGCGTTAACTTGTCCAGGATGAAATCTTGGTAGACCAATAGTTCGTATAGAAGACTCAACATGTACGTTCATAGACTAAACTCAAATGGACGGGGAGTCGGTTGTGAGATTGCTGCCAAAGCCGACCGACTCCCCTAGCCGCACCATGCACAGGGAGGACCCAACAGGCGCGGATACATGAATACTATGTGATGTTTGCATTTTTAAACTTCACGTGGTACTATACCACAATGTACACAGAAACTTACCCTGACCCATTCGATTTCTTAGCCAGTGGTTCCCGGTTAAGATTCGGCATGATAATATCGGTTCCAGGAAGAGCAGGCAATCCACCTTCGATAACGATCCTAAGACCACCAGAAATGTCTTGGTTCGTCTGTGCTAACCGGGGATGCTCATACACAGCGACTTTGGCTGCTGCTTCCATGCGCGTAGGGACAGGCAACCGCTGGTCACGCATAATGGCCAGCAGAAACTCTTTGGGAGAAAGGTCCGGATCGTTATATTCGTGGGCTGATTCCGGGAAGGTGATATCAGGCTCATTGGATTTTGACATAATACAAAATCACTCCTTTGAAAAGCGACAGCTTTTAAAGGAGTCCGCTAACGCGACGTGGCACAAAGCATCACTGCAAAGAGCACTGCGTCCGTTAGGAATTCCGACTTACCACAACCCGGAGCAGTTGACAAGTAAAAAATTAATCGCCAACGTTACATCAACAAACCTGAGGAATAAGTGAGAAGACCATGAGTAAAGCATTATCAAGACATAGTAACATCCGGCAAAGTGGGAATAGTCTTGTAGTGACTATTCCAGTAGACATTGTCAGAGAACTAGACCTCAATGATGGGGATTCAGTATTCTGGAGTTCTGATGAAAAATTTCTTACACTCCACATCATCAAATTAGACAACATCGCTCCAGAAGGGCATCTCAAGAAAGAAGTGGAAAGTTCATAATGAATGATACTCCGATCGAGGACGGCTGGCAAGAGCTACTGACTGAAATGCCAGAAATGACACCAGAAACAGTAGCACTTCTACGATCAGTGTTCTTTGCCGGAGCACGACACTACAGAAACATTGT